TAAGTACCTAGTGTTGCAGATTCAAAAGTAATGACTCGATCATCTCTACCAAAAGATTGTAAAGTAGCTTCATAGTAACCAGAATCACCAAGAGTTACTTTAATTCTATTTAGAATAAGAGATCCACGAGTATCACTTTGGAGTGCTCCAGTCATCCCGCTTTTAGATGTGGGGTAAATAGTCGGGAATTCAACACGCATATCAAACGTATAACCCAACGCAATAGGATCAGTAGTCCAATCACCAAGCAATGTACCTGTAGTACCACCATTTGTTACAGTGATATTACCAATACGACCAGGCTCATCACCCATGCTAAATGCTTTTAACTCTTCATCTTCGAAATGAGGAATAGGTAGAGTAAAAGTTGTAAGGTTAGTAGTCTCACTATACGTCATATCTGCTTCATCTACCGAACCATAATAATCAAAATGAATTCGAAAATCATCATCAGTAAACGTAGTAGTATTACGCAAAGGACGTAGATCACCACGAACTAGACGTACATTTCCATCAGCATCTTCCAAGGCAGCATAATAACTATCCTTAATCATAGCATGATGTACTACATTGCCAAGCATGGTCCAATAGAACCAAGCACTCAGTACGCGCTTTTCTCCCGTGTTAAAATATTTATAACACCAAATTTCATTACTATCTCGCTCGCAAGCAAGAATAAGATCATTCTCTTTGGAGTCAGCAATAAGCTCTAAATTTTGTGGGAGAAGTGTGCCAGCAGATTTACTTTGTTCAACAACTTCGGGATCTCTGTCAATTGTGAGATCAACGATTTCGTAGAATCGGGTGTATAACCCAGAGTCACTAAAGAAACCAACATTGGTTCCAAGAGCAATCGGACGAGTGTTTGCATTAAAAGAGTACCCAGCAACATTACTAACCTTTACCGTCAATGGAGACAGCAGGTCATTATCGGTACGAACCAAGAATTGTTGATTAGGACTAACAACTAAGAGACCAGCACCAACAACCAAACCATCGTGCAGCAATGCTGGAACAGTACTACTTACAGCAACGTTAATCGGATCATCAGCTGCAATTGTCAGAGCTGATTTACCAAAGAGATTAAAATAATCACCAGTACGAGACATGGTAATGTATTCATCACTTAGGAAAACTAACCGATCCCTAAAGAACAGCATGTTTTGAATTGGTCTACCAAAATTATTTCCTGGTCTAGGTAAAAAATTTGGACGTGGGTTAGTCAATTCATCCCCTGCAGTTCTTGGAGTCCAAGATAAAGGGCTAATTAAGAATGTAGAAATAAGATTACCGTCAACATCTTCTCTAGTTTGAGATAACTGCAAGATTGCATGAGGCATTGAATCTGAGTTAATCAAATGTTGAAGACCAGGTTTTGGGCATTCTTCCCAAACACCATCTCCATCTTGCCCAAAGTTACCTACAAACTTAACGTAGTAATCGTCTTCCAACTCAAAGCTATTTCGAACACGAGCAATATACCCGTTCTTGCATTGATAAGGAAGTGCTGCTACATTGTTAACACCACTGACAATATTGGTACGTTCCAATGTATTGCCTGCACCATCAGTAGTTGTATAGACCCCATCGTTAGTAGCCGCAATAATCGACATCAACGTAGGATCATCGCTGGTTACAGTAAATGGTTCATCCGATGTGATGTAAAGACCATTACCTACAACTTCAGCAGTAAGACCAGTCAGATTATTAATTGAGGTTTGGAGATTACTAAGAATATCGTGAGCATGTAGTTGACTGGCAGTGTAACTAGCCAAACCAATACTAGCTTTAACTGTACTACGACCAACACTGGTTACAGTGTAGCGATAATTGTTTCCAGGAATACCATAACCAGCAGTAAATGAATCACCAACTTGGAATCCAGTACCACCATTTGTCAATGTGACAGAAACTGAATATTGACTGGCAATGTTTGGAGCACCAGGAATCGGATCACGAGCACTAACAGACTGACAGGAAACAAGACCATAAAAACTAGCACCGGTACCGCTACCAAACGCTACATTTTCATGTACGTTAGTACCAGCTCGTTGACATACGTTTTCTTGGTCAGTATGTAGATAACCATCCCAACCATCAAACGAAACACTCATTCCAGTAATGGAAGTCGTTTCTACAAGGTTGTCATTACCGTCAGAATTAAGATCGTTAAAAGCTAGTCTATAAGGTTGTCCGGTAGTAATAGCACGTAGTTCTACAAACGCTTCATACGGACGCGCACTAACGGATTCTCCAGACATTGATGGAGTAGCTTTCCTGTTAGTAACAAACGTGTAATCATTTACAGTTAGTACTTGAAGTTGATTATCTTGCTGGTGAATAAAATAATCTTCACTGGTAGCTGTATTATTCGAATCATCGTAGTTGTCAAGTTCATCAGGACTAACAGCTACATCCGAATAAGTAATGTCTTGAGCTACACCAGTGTAAAGATCCCAAATAAAAACTTCCCCTTCTCTATTAATCTGACCAATGTAACGTTCAGATCCAGCCAAGGGATTGTTCTTGTGAATATGAAACCACTTGCCAAGAGCAGTATCAGTTAAATCACTAATGTATTTAGTTCCAGGTCTTTTTAGAAGACCAAGAGTAACGTCGGGTAATACATTTTGAGCATCACGAACTTGCCCAGGAACTTTTAGTTCATCGGGTTGGTCGGACATCCCAAGAATGTACCTAGGAATTTTTTGCGCGATGCTTGTCATACTACTCGATTAAGTCCTTGAGACGGTTTGTAAGAGGTATAGCTAGTATTATGACCAAAGCCAAACATATTATAATCACCTTGATTGCACTCATACTCCATGCAAGCAGCTCGTGCTTGAACTTCCTGAGCAGCAAGAAGTTGAGCTAGTTGGGGATTACCAACCATTTGAGTAGCAGCACGAGTTCCAGCTTTGTAAGTAGCATAGCGTTTGAATACAGAAGGTAAATCTTCGTAGTCAAAAAACCATACAATATCAGCTGCAATATCTTCGTCCCATTGATATGTATGATTCACTTTATCATACAAAAAGCCATTTCGTTTGATAGGATCGTAATATTTGCTTGTTTGACCATCACTAAGATCAACACGCAACATATTATTAGTAATAGGAATCTTACCGTCTTGGTTACGCTCCAATGGATAATGCAGTTCAGTATTAAAAATCCAGCCTTCGTTTTGGATATCCTTACTAGCTTCGTTTAAAAGTTGATAAATAAAAGAAATTTCTGGATTAGTAAATTCTAGTGAAGTAATAGGGGCTTGACCAATGATCCCCAGTATTGAGTTTACGCTGGAGAGTTCGGTCTCAGAATCAAAAGTAGTGGGGAACGACATGGTTGTAAATAAAAAAAGGGACCCCCGAAAGAGTCCCCGTATTAATTAAAGATCAGTCAACGACAAGATCAGTACGAGTAACAGCAGGGCTGTCAGCTTCAACACCAGGGTAAGCGAAACGCATACCTTGGGTCACGGAGTAAACCTCCGAAGCTGCAGCAGCACCAGAAGTACGCGAAACAGAGTGACGGACAGCAACGCCTTCCCCATCAGCAGCGAGACCCTCAATAGAGAAGTCATCGTCTGCAAGGGAGCCAGACTGGTCAGCAAGCAAGTCAACCAGTTGGGCGACGGTAACACGTCCAGCCACACCATTACCGCTTACAGAAGCAGCAGGATTAGCCATTTAAATCACCAAGATTGTGGGAGCGTAGAAGCCTCAGTGGCGGTAGCTGCAACACCACCAGACACAGTACGACCAACTTCCACAGGGGAAGGGGGGTTCAGAGTCTGGGATGCAACAGTACCAACACCGGGATCCAGAGTAACAACTTCAGAAGTACCAGGAGTAATCATGATGGTACCTCGTTATCAAACTGCAGTCAGTTCGATAGCAGCAGCGGGGTTCAGCCAGTCGCAGCCCATGGCAAGACGACCGATGATCAGGTCGCCCTGATACATTGCCTTCACGTCACCGCCAGTGGTTTGCACGGAAGGACCGATAGCTTCCACAACAGCAGCAGCGTCACGACCGTAGATCAGACCACAGTGACCAGTGAAGTTGCCGCTGTAATCATTGTTCTCACCGTTCACACGAGCAACGGTACCAGCGTTGAAGGGCAGGTTGTTGCTACGACGGATTTGAATACCAGCAATCTCATAGAGACCTTCGCCGCTGTTCAGGCTACCAGAGGTAGCGCCGTAATCACGGTTCAGGATGTTGGTATCCACTTGGCTGATCAGCGCGTAGTATTGACGCGGAGACAGCACAGCGGTGCGACCTTGGGTAGGAACATTCTTCTCATCCAGGATCGAAGCAGCCTCGAAGAAGGCATCAACGATAGCCTGAGCATTGAAGGCATTACCAGCACCCAGGTTGATCACAGAACCGCCGGGCTCGGGGCCAGGAGCGGCAGTGATGGGGTGTGCTTGACGTGCAGCGCGAGCGATAGCACGGAACACTTTCTTGTCATAAGCTTCAGCCAGAGCATGGCCGATCTTAGCAGAGATTTCGCTCCGCAGTGAATAGTGAGCCAGAGTCTCGTCCAGATCATACAGGAAAGCCGAGCTGATCAGCAGGTCATCCATGAGGATGGTCTTCTCAGCCACCGGAGGATCACCACTACCGAGGATAGGGGTGCCAGGGGTATGATAGGCAGCTTCCATGCGTCCAGTGTAGATGAACTGGAGGCTCTTACCGTTACGCAGGGTACGGTTTTGGACAGTGCCTTTTGCAATCGTCTGGGACTCATAAGCCTTAATCATCTCACCGCTGAACAGCTTGAGATAAGTGGCGTATTTGCCAGTCGTGCTACCGTCATTGTAGCCTTGGGACAGAGCAATAGTAGCGGGGTTGCTATTAAGCGAACCACCAGGAGTCAGAATAGTGTCAGCCATTTTTATGGAGAGGTTTAAGATGTAAGCCTCTCTGAACGTTCAGAGTTATTAATTTTTT